GGGAAAATCCCCACCCGCCCCTGGTCATACGCGTCGCCGATCTGCTTGGCGTAGTACGCGCCAGGCACCGCCGCGTCGAATGAGCACTCATATTCGACCTCAAAAGCCTCGGGCGTCATCTGCGCCTTGGCGTCGCGCAGTTCATCGGGGTGGATGATCCCGGTCTTGGACGCGGGCAGCTCCAGCAGCATGTGGCTGCCCGGGTTCATCCGCGCCTCCTCGCGCAAATTCCAGAACAGGTTCTTGCCGCGGGGCGTGCCGGCGAAGATCGCCCAGCCGCGTCGGTCTGACAGCGCCGGCCGGATCACCGTGTACCAGGCCGAGGGCCGCATGTCGCCCACCTCGTCGAGCACGGCGCCGTCAAAGTACATGCCGCGCAGGGCGTCGTAGTTGTCAGCGCCCGCCACGTAGATCGTCGACTCACCCTTGTGGCCGTTGTTCATCGTGATCTTGAGCTCCGACTCATTCGGGGGCTTGGACCAGAACGGCCGCGTCAGATCCTTGAGGTAACCCCACGCCACCCGCTTGGCCTGGTCGCGCTGTGGCGCGAGGTAGGCGAACTGGGGCTTGGGCAGGGACGTCTCCAGCGCCCCGAGCACCAGGTCGGCGCACATGGCCACCGTCTTGCCGCAGCGGCGGTGCGCCACCACCACCGTCCAGCGCTTGTCGCGGTTGTGCAGCGGGATGAACACCTGCCGCGGTTGGTACTCGCGCAGGTCCATGTCAGGTTTTCGTCAGCCGCTTGATCTCGCGGTTGATGTACCAGGCGGCCTTCTTCAGGTCCTCCACCGGGTTGGGGCTCTTGATCCCGGCGCGCCAGACGTACTTGATCGCGTTGCCCAGGTTGAAGTTGTAGTGCTCGGTGACCTGGATGCACTCGACCCCACTTGGGTGGCTGGTGTAGTGCACGGGATGGTTTATCAAGTCGGGTTTTGCGGTGGACGCGGGCTCGTACTTGGCCCCGCAGTCGCAATCGCGCCCGCTGCCGCGGAGGGATGCGCAGTCGGTGTCGTGGTGAGGATTGCTCATAAGGTTGGTGGGGGGTAGAGGAAAAGGGTGGGGGGCCCCAGCCTCGGCCCCCTCCCCCTCCCCCGGCTCGAAGGGGGGTAGGGGTCTGGAAACGAAGATGGCCCCGCAGTGCCCCGCGCAGGGGCCTAGAAGCGCGCAGGAGACGCGATCGCAGAGCAGGTCAGGCCAGGGCCCCACCTTAGCCCTCCGAGCGCCTTGTAGGCCCGCTATCCTCGTCGCCCCCTGCTGCCGCCGGCGTGGCTGGCACCCCCTCGGCGACAGATCCCGGATCAATGATCCGGTATGTGCCGTCGTTTTCCCGTTGCAGATCAAGCACTTGCGCGGGCTGCTGCTCGATTTGTGCCGCAGGCGTGCCCACTTGCCGCTGCGATAACCAGCCCAGCTCCAGCCTGATGCCGCCGTCCACGTTGGCCTGGACCTGCAGCGGCAGGGCCTTGTTGACCATGGCCGCGAAGATCTGCCGGTCGCCCAGGCTGCCCTGCGCCCGCTCCACCAGCCAGGCCGCCAGGCCCTTGGTGCCCTTGCTGTCGGTCACCTGGCTGGCCGCGATCTCGACGGCCTCGCGGATCGTGCGCGTGACCTTGTTGGGCACGCCCTTGGGCCGGCCGCTCGGCACGGGCGCCCCCGTCAGCGGGCTGCGGCCACGCGGCGCCGCCGGATCCTCAGACTTCGCACGCACTTTTTGTGGCGCGACTTCCTGCTGATGTTGCGTTTCCATCATGTCCTGATTTTCGCACCCATCGACACCAGCCCATACAGCGCGATGTACGCGGCACCGATGTAGCCCCACACCGAATCCGCCTGATGCGCGATCACGAGCGCGCACACAAGCAGCAGGAACCCCGCCGACCTGAGCTCGCCCGCGAGCAGCTCAGCCTTGAACTCCCAATCGACCTGCATCTCAACCCCCAAACGAAAAGGGCCACCCACTTGGGGCAGCCCTCGTTGCGACCCGGTGCGTTTGCCTGCGCTCGCACCTCACTCGCCACACGGCGAGTGTATCACAGCTAGCGCAAGCGCTCGCACCCCCTCGCAGGGCCTGGCCCCCGCCTTTGGGCGGCGGGGCCATGCCAGGCCTCCCTGCTGCGTCAGCATGCGCCCGCACTGCGAGCGCACTGCTAGCGCATGCGAGCGCAGCCCTCATTCAGCCGACCCCTTCCACATCGCCGGAGCCCCTGAACCCTGCGCAGCCCGCATGCGGCCCACCTCGGTCAGCACCACGCAGCGGTGCTTCTTGCGGTGCTCATTGATGTATTCCTGCTCCTGCACCAGGCCGTCGCGCTGGAGCTCAAACAGCATCGAGAACAGCTCGCCGCGGTCGAACCCTGCCGGGAAGTCAGCCGAGCGGCGCAGCACGGTGTAGGCGTTGTTGTTGGACTGCGCCGACAGCGACAGCCTCTGGCCAGCGCGCTCGGCGTCCATGACCATGCGCAGAATCGCAGCGCGTTGCGTGTTGCGCATCAGGGCAGCCGCAGCAGCATGCCCCGGGATGGTCCCAAAGCGCTTGAACGTCTTGCTGCCCTGATCGAACTCCAGGCGCAGCTCGTCCTGCAGCGGGCCCAGGTTGCACTTCTCGTGGCGCACGGTGACGACCTGGCCATCGCGGACCATGGCCCACCGGCTGCGCGCTGAGTTGTTCCAGGCCGTGGAGCCCGAGAACGTGCTGTTGGTGTCCTGGCCAACGCCCAGGCGCACGCTGGCCTTGTCGACGTGGGCCAGCAGCATGACCGCGGCCCGGGTGACGTGGGCGATCAGGTTGAGGGCCCGCATGAAGCCCCGCACCGCCGTCCGGTCGTTCTCGTTGTCCGCGAACACGTCGGAGGCGTTGTCGATCACGATCACCTCGGCGCGCATGCGCACCGCCGTGTCGGCCAGCCACTGCATGCGCTCGGTCGGGTGGCCATCGCGCCACAGGACGCAGTCGGCTTGGGTCAGGTCGTAGACGGTCATGCGGCCAGACAGGTCACGCATGGCCACGCCCTGGTCCTGGCAGATGTTGGCCACGCGGAAGTGCACCGTGCGGGCCTCGTCCTCGCCTGACAGCACCAGGACCCGGCTCTGCTTGGTGTCGATGCCCATGAACTGCTGCCCGGTGGCCAGGGACACGCCGAGCTGCAGGGACAGGTTGGACTTCCCCACGCCACCGTTGGCGGCGAGCAACGTCACCGTGCCCTCGGGCAGCCAGCCCTCAAGGCGCCAGGCCGTGGGCTCGGGCTGGGTGCCGGCCAGGTTGCCCCAGTCCATGGGCACCAGGTCGCCGGGCTTACTTTCTGTCGGCACTTGTTCGTCATTGCCGATGTTTAGGTTCACCGTGATGCTGGGCGGCTTGCGCTCCTCCGGCGCGAACTTCTCAGCCGACCTGACGGCGCGCTCGATCTCGTCGTACCGCGACTGCCACCTGCGCACCTCCTCCTCGGGCCCGGTGGGCTTGACCTGGTGCATCAGGTCGCGCAGAAACTCGACGGCCGCCCCAGGGAACATGCCGTTGGACACCAGGCTGGCCGCCAGCCGGGTGATGCTGTCGTGATAGACCCGCTCGCCCACTGGCGCAGTCAGCCCCGCGATCATCTCGCCGGCGTGCACACCAGTGCCTGGGGTGGTCGTTGCTTTACTTATCGCCAGCTCTGCGGTGGCCCTGATGTTGTCGAGATCGATCCCGATGGCCGCGCAGGCGTCCTCCAAGGACCAGCGCACGCTGGGGTTCCAGAACTCCAAGGCCACCGTCCACTCGCCAGCGGCTCGGGGCTTGGTGTTCTTCCCCGCTGGCAGCCGGGCATAACGCACCGCGTTATTACCGCTGCGGTCGGCCTTGATAAAGCCCCGCGTGGCCAAAGACTGCATAAGTGCATCTACTAACTGCCTATTTCGGGCATCGGGGTCATCAAGATCGATCAAGATGCCGACCTGAAACTTGCCCGGACTGGTCTGAATCGCGTAGCTGTAGCCCTGCAGATCCTGCGGTTGAACGTCGTCCAGCACCAGCACGGCAAGCCGAACGAATGCTGTTTTGACGCGCGCGATCTCGCCACCTTCTCCTGCCGTCAAGACTGACGTGCAGAAGTAGGTGTTGTCCTGCGTAGCCCGATCGATCAGGGCCGCCTGCTGAGGCGTCCCCTTGTACAAGCGCCCGGCCCACACGGCCGGTGGTGCGTTGCTGGGGTCAGCTCGGAAGCTGCAGACCCAGCCGTGCTGCCCCTCGGGCAGATCGCCATAGGTGTCGGCGAGGAAGTCGCTGTTGGTCATCTGTTGCTCCTTGATGACCATTGCTACACCTCAACGGCTACCAGCTCCTCGATCTTGATGCGGACCTTTTTGTCACGCGCCAGCTTCATCAGCTCCGGCCAGTGCCGCTGCGGAATCTGGCCTCCGGTGCCCTCGGGGCGCGGCTGGCACCAGCGGCTCAGCGTGCTCTTGTCCAGGTTCAGGCGCTCAGCGACCTCGCTTTTGCCGCCCAGGCGCTGGATCACGTCGTAGGCGGGAGAGAGGGTGTG